ATGATCGAGGTCGGCAAATATAAGAACTCCAAGACGCGCGAGATCGTCGAGGACGCCATCAGCCAACTATGCGCCGTTGGTTTCGACTCCGATGGCGCTGCATCGCTCTTGGTTATCCAAGGCATGATTCGTATTGAAGACCCGCAAAAGCGGAAGGAAATGGCCGCCTTCGTTACGCGCGAAGCGGAAGACGATACCGACTGATGCATCATCGCCTTGGCTTTGGCCGGGGCGAACTACTGCATGACTGGCCCTCTGCCGGGTGCGCCGAAAAACTCCCCTTAGAGACCATTATGAGAATTTTGAATTACCGACCGGCACCATCCGGTGGCGGCACAATCGGCTTTGCTGAAATCGAAGCCGCTCCTGGCATCCGCATGTTCGACGTCAAGATCGTTCGGACACATGACGGCAGCATCCGCGCCTATGCGCGAAACACCGCGTTCGATCGTACCGCGATCGCGGAAATTCAGAAGTCCCTTACCGGAGGCGCATGCCTTGAACGCATTGCAAGCTAAATCTTTCGATCCGGCCGACCTCACTCGATCCGACAAGGTCGACCAGATGGGGGCTATACTCGACGGCGACATCTATGTGCCGCTCGATCCTGATCTGGATATCGCTAGCCTCACGATGGAAACCATCGGCGAGGCTCTGCGACGTGAACGTGAATCCGACGATATTTCGAACGGCGTCGTCTACACTGACGATTGGAAATACAAGGACCGGCGCGTCGGCAATCACAACAACGTCTTCCTGTCATATCTGTCTGAGGACGGCGAAACGGTCGTGCATCGCCAACTGCAGGGTGATCCTTCCGACGCTGTATTCATCATCGAGGATCTGCAGCGTGCCGCCGGCGGCGGCGAGGTTCGGTATCGGCCCGAACCGAAGGCGGTCAATGAACCGGTTGCAGCCAATGACAACGAGCCTTCCGCAGCATCAACACTCGCCAGCACCAAGCCGAAACTGACGGCAGACGAGGAACGCGAGTATCTCGAAAAATTCCAGCGTGAGCAGCTTTTACCCGGCCAGCGCGGCGAACTTGTCTTTGATGACATCGCGCACCGGGCGCTTTCAACTGGACCGTTCTGGCGAATCGCGGGCGCGGTGGTTGAAGAAGTTTCCGGCGACGTGTTCATGGGCGTACTAGATGGCGCTCCGAAGTTCGCCCCGGAGGGTGGCGGCATAATGCCGATAAACCCTCTCGCGCCTTTCCCGTTAGTCGACCCATCAGAGTGGCATGGCACCGTCGCAAAGGGTCGCGAGTGGTTTCTGACCGGCCTCATTCCGCATCGGCAAGTAACGCTGCTGTCCGGTGACGGTGGTGTAGGCAAATCACTTTTGGGTTTGCAGATTGGCGCGGCGTCTGCTCTGGCGATTGAGACTCTAGGCTTGCGACCCCGGCCAGGGCGAGTGCTTTACGTCGGCGCCGAAGACGAGGCTGAAGAATTTCACCGTCGTCTGGATGATATCGCCACAGCACACAGCGCAAAAATGTCCGAGTTGACGGACCTTCGCATTCTTCCGCTGGCTGATATGGACGCACTCCTTTCCGAGCCAGATTCTAAGGGCAACATGAAAGCGACCTCGCTATGGAGCCGTGTTGACACATTTGTGCAGGATTGGAAGCCCGGCCTTGTCGTTCTCGACACTGCCGCTGACTTGTTTGGTGGTGACGAAGTAAAGCGAGCGCAAGTCCGCCATTTCGTTGCGATGCTTCGCAAGTTGGCTATTGGCCGCAACTGTGCGGTTCTGTTGCTGGCGCATCCGTCCGTGGCCGGCATGGCGTCCGGCAGCGGCTACAGCGGCTCGACCGCTTGGAATAACAGTGTCCGTTCGCGCCTCTATCTTACCAGCGGTGAAGGTGACATTCGCGTTTTGAAAACCGTGAAGAGCAACTACGGCAAAATCGGTGATGAGACGTATCTTGAATGGCAGGACGGCTCGTTCGTTCTGCACGACCCGAGCAAACCGGGGGTTGCTGACGGATTGATAAACGGTCGCAACGACAAGGTGTTTCTTGCCGTTCTGTCGAAGCTGAACCGGACGGGCCAGCGGCCAAGCCCGAACAAGTCGCCATCGTTTGCACCGCGTATGATTCAGAAGCACCCCGACGCAAAGGGTGTGAAGGTCCGCGACATGGAGCTGGCGATGCAGCGGTTGCTGGACTCCGGCGTCATCAAGATTGTGCAGGAGGGACCGGCCTCGCGTCGGTTCAGCCGTTTGATTGTTTCGGCGGAAGACTTTGGAGGTGCCGACGACGGCTGATTCCAACCCACCTTCCAACGCCTTCCAACGGTTTTGTAAGTCGTTGAAATCATTGATGTTCGCACACCAATTACGGTAACTTCCAACGGTGGACTAACTCATTGATTTTATTCGCTTCCAACGCCTTCCAACGGGTACTCGCACACACCCCTATAACCCCATAGCGCCCGAAGGCGCGCGCTCCTTTGATGGAGCGGCACCACGGGCAAATAAAAACAGGAAACGACCTGACATGAATCACGCCAACGACAACCAGCCGCGCAGTCCGGAAGAGCACCGCAAGCTGGTAGCGGAGCAGGCCACCGCTGGCGAACGCGCTTATCAGGGTGGCTCATGGCCGCAGGGACGACGGCTCCATAAGGCCGGCAAACTCGAGCTCGTGACCGGCCTCGTTGGTTGGCAGGTCCGAAACACGATGCCGCGCCTAAGTGCAGCAAACGACAATAGAACGGTGGACTTCGACCATACGGAAACCGTTGAGCGTGATGTTCTGGATGCCGACACTATCGTGGCGGCGGTTGAGGCTGAGAAGAGAGAGCCCGGCAATCATTACCGGGAAGAGACGCAGGAGGTGTATGTCGTCACCTCTCGCGACGATGACGGTAAGCCCGTAAAAGGCGAGTGGCGCGCCATCGCGGGCGAGACTGTCTTTGACCGACAGCATTCCTCTGCGGCACCCGATTGGGCGGTTGATGATATGGGCGAAGAGGAAAAAATAGCTAACGCCATCGACACCAAGCGTATCCGCGCACGGCTCGGACCCGCCGTCTGCACGCTGCTTGATATGGCTGCCGGCGACTCGACGACAGGCGAAATTGCCGACGCCATCGGCGTTAGTCGCGCCAAGGCCGAAAGCTACGTCGAGATGGCGGTTCAGAAATATTTGCAGATTGCCGCCTGAGACTGAAAAAATCCTGCCCGTCGCCTCATAAGTACGAGGGCAATAGAAATTCGCGAGATATTGCATCGCGACTTTTTGCCCTAGCCGTCATGCGCAACGCTGGCGGTCTGGGCGCTATGCCAAGGGAGAGCCTTGGGGCGCCCACCTTTTCATGTTCGCAGAACGGTCCCATTGCCAGGTCCAGTCCCGAAGGCTGATAAATGCTTTGCCGCCATTAAGGCGGCTATCGCGTCCGGCATGTCAGATCGTCAGGCGACACTTACGGTGCCCGGTGCACCCTCCGATGCGGCGTGGTCCCGGTATCTGCAAAACCGTCCAGAGCGCGCGGCAGAGATTGCTGCGGTTCGGCACGCCAAGGGCAGGCCAAGTCTCGACCGCATCGCGGCGAACTTCGATGCATTGATTAAGTTGATTGCGGAAGGTCACAGTGCAGTCACCGCCGGCAAAGAGTTGGGCATCAATGGCGACCGTCTAACCGAATGGCTTCTCGCGAACCCCAATAAGCGCCCGGCTTACGTCGCTGCCATGGTGAAGCGCGCCAAGGTGCTTGGTATTCGAAGCACGACGATCAAGGTAAAGCCGAGGCGCAAGGATTTCACCGAGGCTGAGTTTGACAAGGCAATTGCACTAATTGCACGATCGACCGCCCCAGACCTTGCCACTGCGCTGCGCCGCGCGGATTTGCCGAGGAATGGCTCGCTACAACGACGCGCGAGGAATGATCCGAAATTTCGAGCACGCCTCGACCGCGCGTATAGTTCGCACAGTGCGAGTACCCATTATCTCCGCTACATTAAAGACCCGACCGAACCTCGTATGTTGCTCGCGTCGCTGCTGGCCGATAAGAATTTCGCCGCTGGCTTCAATCGCTTTAAGTCGCAACGATATGATCGCCACGACCTTGCGCAAGAGTTCGTCTTAGCTGTGCTAGAAGGCCGGCTAACGAAAGCGGACCTGAAGAACAAAAAGGCCAACAACGATATCCGCAAGCGCGCTTTGGGAAACAGCCTTGCGATCACCTCGCTAGATGCGCCGTCGCACGGTGATGGCGAGTCCAGATATTGCGTAGGCGACACGATCGCCTCTCCCTGCCAAATCCAACACTATTAGGCCCTGATGACAATTCGCGTGAACGCGCCAGCGGCCTATCGCGGCCGGCTGGTGAAGGTCGCATCCATTAACGGTAGCGACGCCGAGATTGTCTGGATCGGCCACGACGGAGATATCAATTTGCGATCTGTCCACACTGACGACCTCGTTGATTTTCAAGAGGCAACGTCGTTGCAATCTTCTTGGAGCGCTGCTGGCGCCATTGAACACGAGTCGACTATTCGCAGTTGGAGGGCCGCCTAGTGGGTTGGTTCTCGCGTAAATCGGCTCCGGTGGCGGAGACCAAATCCGAACTGACCGATTGCGATTCAACCTCATGGGCAGCGCTCATGGGGTTGTTTTCGTCTTCTGCTAGTGGCGTGACCATTACGGCGGAAACTGCAGCGCACTTTTCCCCGGTGAATGCTGCCTATTCGCTTATCAGTGAAACCACTCGCATGCTGCCTTGTAAACTTAACAAGGTAGTCGGTGAAGGCAAGCAGCCAGACGACTCGCACCCAGCCTACGCGCTCGTGCACGACATGGCGAACGATTGGCAATCTGCGGGCCAGGTTCGGCAGCAAATCACGATCGATGCCGTTTTGCACGGTGATGGTTTTGGTTTCGTTGGCAAGGCCAACGGCAAGCCTACCGAGATACTTCATATTCCCCGACATTCGATGGTTGTTGAGTTCGATAACATCAACAGGCCGTCGTACCGTATCGGGACGCAGAACTACACGACCGACGAAATCATTCATCTGCAATCGCCGTCGCTTGACGGAAAACGCGGACTCGGTTTGTTGCAGGCCGGACGCGATGCAATCGGCTTAGGCATCTTGCTTGAACGTACTGCCGCTCGCCTTTTCAAAAACAATTCCAGGCCCGGTGGTATTCTTTCTTTCAAGGGAACACTAAATGCAACTGCTGCCGGACGCGTAGCGCAATCGTGGAAATCAGCGCACGGCGGCGACAGTAGCGGTGGCGTTGCGGTTGTCGATAACGAGGCGGAATATACTCCGATTGCGTTTACGTCGGTTGAGGCACAACACCAAGAGCAACGCAATTTCGCAATCAATGAGATTGCGCGGCTGACGCGCGTACCGGCAACCATGTTGTCGGACTTGTCGCGGGCTACGTGGTCGAACACGGAACAACTCAATCTGCAATTCTTGCAGACTTGCATGCTGCCATGGTTGCGCGGCTGGACGGACGCTTATGCGCGGACCCTTCTGACGAAGGAAGAACGTTCGCAATATAGCTTTGAATTCATCGTCGATGATTTGCTCCGCGCCGATACCGCGGTGCGCGCTACGGCTTACAGCCAATTCCGCAGCATGGGTGTCATGACTGCGAACGACGTTCGCAAACGGGAAAATCTGCCACCGCTCGCTGGCGGTGATGAATTGCAAAACCCGTTTACGACATCCGGCAAGCAACCGGCGAACGACAACATTCAACCTCCGAAGGAATCCGCGGCTTGAAGAATCTCGAGACTGGCGTCGTCCAGCTAGACGTTAAATCTGTTGGCGATGACGGCGTATTCTCCGGCTACGCTTCCTTGTTCGGTATCACCGACCTGGGCCGGGACATTGTTACTCGTGGCGCATTCACCAAGAGCCTGAAGCAAAAATCTGCTTCGCGGGTGAAGATGCTGAGAGAGCATGACCAAACCGAACCAATTGGAGTCTGGACCGAGATTGTTGAGGACACCAAAGGGCTGCGCGTTTCCGGCCGGTTGGTACTCGATACCGTCAAGGGGCGTGAAACCCACGCTCTATTGAAGGCGGGTGCGCTCGATGGATTGTCGATCGGATACCGCACCAAGTCTGCCCGGTTCGATAAAGCCAAGGGCACTCGAATGCTCGACGAAGTCGAGTTGCACGAAATCAGCGTGGTCACTTTTCCAATGCTGCCTTCAGCGACGGTTGAGGCCGTCAAATCCAACGGCCCGACAACGTTCCGCGCGCTAGTCGACGCCATCAATTCTGCGCGTACCTCCATCAATAGTTAGGACTACAATGACCTTTCATTTTCTTGAGACCAAATCTGCGGCTGACGTCGACGAAGGCGATCCGTCCATCGTTGAAGTCAAGTCGGCGCTGACCGCTCTTACGGAAGACGTGAAGAAGGCCACCGCACCGGTTGCCGATATTACCAAGCGCCTCGATGAAATCGAGACGAAGATCAATCGTCCCGCCATCCACACTGAGAAAAAGGACGAGATCAGCGACGAGCGCAAGGCGTTCACTGGTTATCTTCGCCGCGGCAAGGAAACGCTGCAGCCCGACGAAATCAAGACGCTGCGCGTTGCCGACGATACCTCGGGCGGTTATCTGGCGCCTGCCGAATTCAGCGCGGAAGTCGTCAAGGGCATTGTTGAAATGTCCCCGATCCGTCAGGCGGCGCGCGTTGGCTCGACGTCGAGCGGCGAGGTTCTGCTGCCAAAGCGTACCGGCCGGCCGACTGGCTCGTGGGTTGGTGAAACCGAAACCCGCACTGGGACCGAGTCCAGCTATGGGCAGATCGAAGTACCGATCCATGAGATGGCCTGTTACGTTGACGTGTCGCAGCGTCTGCTTGAAGACGCCGCGGTTAACGTGGAGTCGGAAGTTGCGTCGGACCTCTCGGAAGAGTTTGGCCGGCTTGAAGGCTCAGGCTTCTCGCAGGGCGACGGCGTAAAGAAACCGGTTGGCATCATGACGGCTGCTGGCGTTGCCTATACAGCCACCGGCAATGCTTCGACGCTTGGTTCAGCTCCGGCTGACACCCTGATTGACGCCTTCTATTCGCTGCCGGCTTACTACCGCAATCGCGGTGTCTGGTTGATGAATTCGAAGACGATCGCAGCGGTTCGCAAGCTCAAGGATGGCTCGACGGGAGCGTATCTCTGGCAGCCCGGCCTCGCGCAGGGAGACCCGGCGACGATCCTTGGCCGTCCTTTGATTGAGGATCCGACCATGGATGACATCGGCAGTGCAGCCGAGCCCATCTTGTTCGGCTCGGTTTCCGATGCCTACCGAATCTATGACCGCTTGAACCTCTCGATCATGCGCGACCCGTACAGCCAGGCAACCTCTGGCGTGGTTCGCTTCCATGCCCGTCGTCGTACCGGTGGTGCGCTGGTGCTTGCCGAGGCGCTCCGCAAGATTAAGTGCGCGACCTCCTAAGTCATCAACGAGCGGGCTTCGGCCCGCTCACTTCTCTTTCAATAAGGATAAACAGTAATGCGCGATATCGCGAATAACATTGGCGTCGACCAGACGCTTGCTCCCGTTGACTATGCTGCGACCACCAAGGGAACTGCAGTCGATCTGTTCGGTTTCAACAGCGCGGCGGTTGTCGTCAATACCGGTGCGATTACCAGTGCCGGCCTATACGTGGTGAAGGTTCAGGAGTCGGACACGACCACCGATGGCGACTTCACTGACGTTGTGGCCGACGACCTAACCGGCACGCTGCCTACCAGCCTTGCCGCCACGTCCGTCTATAAGGCCGGATATATCGGTAACAAGCGCTATATCCGAGCCGTGATCACCAAGACCTCTGGCACCTCGATTGTTGCTGGTGCCCTCGTGGTGAAGGGCAACGCCGCGGACAAGCCGGTAGCGTAACCGTTATGGCTGCGCGTGACGTGATGTGCTGAACGCGCGCAACCAAGGGGGAATCCGCGATGGTGGATTCCCCCGCCGTTTCTGAGGGGTTCGCATGACTATCCGAAAGCCGATCGAGATTATCAAGATGCTGCTGGCGTCACGCGGTGCTGACGACAGCTTAGCAGAGCAATTGATAGACGCGCTTGAGTCCTCTGGCTGGTACTTCTGCCATCGTGCTCGCTAGTGCCTTACGCAGCGCCACGCCTTTGCTCATGTGGTCGCGTGGTGGCAGCCGGCAAGCGGTGCCAATGTGCACAACTGAGGAAGGCCAATGCTGACAAGCTCAGGCCAACAGCACCACAGCGTGGATACGATGCAGCATGGAGAGAGTTACGTGATGCGTGGTTGGCTGAGCATCCAAGCTGTGTTGGTTGCGGTGACGATGCAACACTGGTGGATCACATTGAGTCCATTCGTCGCGCTCCGCACCGCAGGCTGGACGTAACCAACCTTCAGAGCATGTGCGCCGTATGCCATGGCCGCAAGACAGCGCGCTTTGATGGCAGCTTCGGTAGAGCCATTAGCAAGGCCACTGATAAGCCCTCTGATTGATGGCAGCGCGTTGCATCCACGAAATACTAACGCACCACGCGCCGCGACGTTCGCAGCATCATGCCGCCGGGGCGTGGGTCTCGTTTTGCCATCGACCGGCTAGTACCGACGTCCCAGCATCGCTCGCGAAAACGTTGAATTGGGCCAGTCCCTAAAATGGACTTTTAAACAATGAGTTACGCAACACTTGAAGAATTCAAAGCCCATGCACGCATCGGGTTTGATGACGATGATGACCTTATTGAAGGGTATCTCGACTCCGCAACGGACTTCATTCGTCCGTTCCTTGTCGACGATCCCGAAGGTGATAGTCCGCCCTCCGAACCATCGCGCGACCTGAAACAGGCGACCTTGCTAATTGCGTCGTCTTGGTATGAGCGCCGGGAAACCTCGATTGACGTAACTCTGCGCGAGATTCCGTATGGTGCGCGGGACATCATCAACCAGATTCGCAGTTGGAATTTCGGATGAGTCATCATACGCGAGGGCGCAAGGCCGAACCACAGCCCATCTCGGACGCCATCCGCACTGTACCGCAACCGCCTAAAGCAATGTCTACCGACGCCAAGATTGAATGGCGGCGCGTTCTGCCGGTGCTTGTTGAGCGGCGTGTCTTGTCTCCGGCCGATATGCACGCCGTTGAGCGCTTCTGCGAGGCCGCGTCCGACATCAAGGATGCGCGTGCTGCCATCGCGAAGGATGGCGCCTATGTCGAAAACCGGCTGGGCGAAATCAAACGTCATCCTGCTTTCGCAACGTTGCGCGAGGCCACCGCGGAGTCCCGCCGTTGGTCCGCTGAATTAGGATTGACGCCAGCCAGTCGCAGCCGTGCCGGAACGCATGACGATGACGAAGACAATGCGATGGATTTGTAATGACCACAGCCGGCGACTTACGCGAGAACGTTGAACTGCTAAAACAGGTTTCCGTCAGTGACGGTGCCGGCGGTTCAACGACGGAATGGGTTGCACAGTTCCAGGCGCGTGCCGCCATCAAGGTTTTGAAGGCTGGCGAAACCGTCTTGGCTGGCCGCTTGCAGGGCACGCAGACCCTTGTGATTACCGTGCGCTGGCAATCTGCGCTCGCTGAAGTAGAGGGCACATGGCGCTTGCGGAATGTCCGCACCGATAGCGAGTACAACATTCGCGCCGTTACGCCGGACACGCGCAAGGCATTTGCCGATATCCTATGTGAGACTGACGAGCTTTAATGCGTCCCGCCTGGCTCTTTGATGACAGCGAAATAGCAGACCCGCTTGGCTACGGCCAACGTGCGGTGGATTTTCTGCGCGCACTTAAGCATCCGAAGTCGCGGCTTGCAGGCCGAGCGTTCCAACTCGACCCATGGGTTGAGCGGCTGGTGCGGCGCATTTATGGCCCGCGCGATGCTGATGGCCAACGTCAGGTCCGAACCGTTTTCGCCATGGTGCCACGCGGCGCGCGCAAAACCTCGATCGGTGCTGCGCTCGTTTGTCTGCATACCTTCGGCGCGGAACGCGTACCGAACGGCCAGACCGTATCCGCAGCAGCCGACGCCAAACAGGCTCGCATTGCGTATGACGAAGCGACCGGCATCATTCACGCCGACCCGATCATTGCAAAAAAGCTAAAGCTCCGGCCCGGCACCTACAAGATTCAACACGTCCGCAAGGGCGCGACATACGAGGCCATCTCCAGCGACGGCGCGACACAACACGGCAGGACGGTAAACTTCCTGTTGTCGGATGAAATCCATGCGTGGAAGAAACGCGACCTATGGGAGGCGCTGCGAACCTCTCTGGCAAAGACCTCAGAGTCATTGCACGTCATCACGACCACGGCGGGCCGCGGCCAAGAGAATCTGGCGTTCGATATTTACGAATACGCCAAACGTGTTGCGTCTGGCGAGATAGAGGATCCGACATTCCTCCCGGTGTTGTTCGAACCGGATAAGGGCGCGGATTGGAAAGATGAGGCGGTCTGGCACGAAGTCAATCCCGGTCTGGCGCTTGGCTATCCTGACATCAAGGGCTTGCGTGCGATGGCGCGTGAGGCTGAGAGCCGCCCCTCAGATCAAGACGCCTTCAAACAGTATCATTTGAACTTCTGGCCGGACCACTCGTCGAGTCCGTTTGTCGACATGGCGACCTATGATGAAGGCGCCGAACCGATCGATCTAACCGCCCTTGAAGGTGGGGAATGCTGGCTGGCGGCGGACTTGTCGAGCAGTACCGACTTGACGGTTATCATTGCGGCGTTCCGTGAGGGCGACGGCTACGTTGCCGTGCCGTGGTTTTTTTGTCCGCGCGACAATCTGCGGCAGCGACAGGAATCAACCGGCGCACCTTACATCCGTTGGGCTGAGGAAGGCTTGATTACTGCCACACCCGGCAACGTGATCGACTTTCGCACCGTCGAAAACAAGGTTCGCGAACTCTGCGAAACCTACAGCGTCCAGGAAATCGCTTTCGATCCCGCGATGGCGCGCAACATCATGAACAACCTGCTTGAGGATGGCTACCCAGCGATCGAACACCGGCAAGGTAGCCTATCGATGATGCCCGCCATTGCAGAACTTGAGCGGGCGATCGTTGCGAAACGCTTCCGGCATGGAGGCCATCCGGTGTTGAGATTCTGTTTTGCCAACGTCCAGGCTGAAACCAATCCGGCTGGGCATATCGTTCGCTTCACCAAGCAAAAGAAATGGCTTTCCATCGATGGCGCACAAGCGTCGGCCATGGCGGTCAACCGGGCGTCGTCTGGCGGCAGCGCTTCGGTGACATCGCTTTACGACGATCCTGAGTGGGAGAAGGCGTTGGAGGGACTTAACTCTTGATCAGCCTAAATGCCGAGGTTTGACGATAGAGCGTCTGGACGTATGATGCGTTATTGAATGAGGGCGCGCATGCAGATTGAATTGACACAGAAAGAGCAGGAATGGCTATCTAACCTTGAGCTAGACCAGTCGAAGGTAACGGACCACGACGATTGGAAGCGGAATAGTGAGATCGCCGCTGCATTGACAAAATCACTTCTGGATAGAAAAGCGGTTCCAGCGCAGAGACTCAAATATTTTCTCGATCCCAACTATAGAACAGGAAGAATGAAAGGGTCGCGGTTCGATATCTTTAAACGTAACGGTCGTGATTTCGAAGAAACGATACGCCACAACAATTTTTTAAAGCACCTGCGCTACTTCCTGTTCGGCGCGAATCTTCCAGAACCGATCGTCTCTTCGTTTAGCCAAGCGATCAAAGACTGTGGGGAATATGTCTCTTCCGGCGATGCTTACGACTTATCACGGAAAGCGCGCACGCTGTATCGGCAATCGGGTTTGGAGCGCGAATTCGCCGCTGACGAATTCTTTAAGCTCTCGATCGATCTCGGTGTCTCAGCATCGGAAGCCATGTCAATACGCAAGGCCGTTATAGACGCTCGATAGTCATTTATCGCCTCAAATTGCTGGCCAGTGTTTTGTGCTGAGGTACCGTTCGTGAGCGTCGATCAGTTCGACTACTCGACTTCGGAGGTCATCCAATAGCGGGGTAAAATGGTCGCTTAATTCGTCTTCACCGATAAACTGAAAGTAAATTTTAAGCGTCTCGTTGATGACTAGCGCCAACGTGGTGACCATCTGCGGTCTCGGAGTGCGCCAGTTCAGTTTAGGTTCGAAGTTAGCTTCGCCATCCCACTCAACGTGGTTCGCATAGATTTCCTGCCAATTCCCGTGGATGCTATGAGAGCCGCCGCCGAATGCTGCCAGATACAATTCTTCGAGATCAACATCCCGCGCTTTGTCAAAAGTGTTTTTCCCGCCCCATGGCCGTTTGTCTTTCAAGTCGATCTCGTCTAGCGCAATCCGAGCGCTTTTGGCGGCACGCTCGATAGACTGAAGCATTCGGTCTTCGATCGGAAGGACAACTCCGTTGCGTGCGTGAATGGCTTTGCGGATTTTGTCTCTCAGCTTCCGCTCATGTCGCAGGGAATATGCAACGTAAGAATCAATCAATGACTTGGAAAAATTCTTTATTAGAAATCGAATATTGACAGTTGTCTCGAAAACAAGCCTCGCCAGTATCATGCTGGTTTCGTCTCGACGTTGGCAAACCTGATCGAGAAAGGAGTCGAGTAGCTTATATTGGCGGACCATGTTGCCACCAACCGCTGCCTTGTCTCGATCCCATGTCGGTTCGGCCCCCATGGTTCCTGCAGCAACGCAACAATAGCTTGCGGTTTCAACCATCAGGGAGACGGCAAGCGAGGTAAATTCGGATTCAGACTTGAAGGATAGGACAGTTTCCTGGCGCACTTCGACGCGCTCAATTTTGGGGACAGAGTGTCCGAGCATACAAATCAAGCCTTAGAGCCCGATGGTTTGTTGTCGTCGCGCGCATCGATAAGCACGATATCCTTACTGTCTGTCAGTTTAAGTTTCTTCAAAATTGCATTGACCTTACGAAGTTCAGCAATACTGAAATAGATAATCACCTTAATCGCGTTTTTCGCATCGCTCGCGGCTTGGTAAATCGGTACTTGCTTCTCAAGGTTTCGTTCTAGCTGTGTATTCTTTGCCAGCTTCATTTCGACAAGTGTTTTGTCGTCGGCACCTCGTGAGATTTTGAAGTCAACTGGCCCTCTGCCATCGTTCGCCTCGGTGCCAACATCTGAAGGCGTCCCGAACCAGACTAGGCGATAAAGGATTTGAAGGTCCTTTTCCCGCTGAATTGGTTTTCCGTCGTGATAAAATAGCCGGTGTCCGCCCTTGCTCTCGATGGCATCCTTCAGATAGCGGACACGGGCATGCGCCTCTTCATAGGTGCCGCCGCCGGTTCCGTAGAAGGCGGTCTTATGAAGCAGGGTGTTTTGAATTTCGGCGATCTGCCGGATGAATATGTATTCGGTTGCAAGTACCTTCTCGGCGCTGAGGTCTGCAGCTTCGTCTCCGCGCTGTTCCTTCAACTTGATGTAGTAATCGATGAGCTGCGGGAATTCTAACAAAGTTCTTCTGGCAGCTTCCGAACGCTCTTTCGCGCTGGGACGGCGTCGACGACCGGGTCTATCAAGGATCTTGTGGAAATAATTCTCAACCTGCGCCCGTAGCTGTGAATCTGGAATGGCTGTCGGAATTTCCTGAAAGTCGCCAACCAAATCGCCTTTGTTGATCCAGTTTTCATCTCTGGTCAGGATATCCTTCGGAGTCAGGATGACGAAATCACCATTAACCCACGGCAGTGCATATGTGGTTCGCTCCCATGTCTCGGTCTCGTAATTGAATCGAGTCTTCTCTACAGCCACCTGCCGCACGTCGTTAGGCTTCAGGTGCTGCGCAGCGAACTTTTCAGTATATCGACACAGATAATCCTTAATTAGATTAGTCGTGAAATCGCTGATGTTGTCGCGTCCGACACCATCGGAGATCAAGCACACCTTTTCCAAGTGGCTTCCCTCGGTGATTCCTTCCTCGCCGAAGTCTGAGAACAAGCTGTGCAGATTACTGTGTAAGGCCCGAGCGAAATCCATCCCGAGTCCGGTCCCGCCGTTGCCGCTAATCGAGAAACCGAGCCAGTTCTGCTTCACCTCACTGAAGCAGTACCAGCTCGATAGCAGCGCATCGCTGATCGCCCCCTTCGCAGATCGATCGCGGAGGAATACTAGGTAATCGATCATCGAGTCGTGAAGGGTGCGGTACTCATCCTTCTCGCTGTTAAACAGCAGGAAGGGATCGATAAATAAGGGAAGGTCATTAACGATCGAAATGTTCAGGGCACCGCAACTATCTAGCGTTCCCGCATCGATTCCGAAATACTCATTAAAAAAGGTGGCCACGGAAACGCCTCTCGTTCAAACGCAATCAATCCGTCCGACACGCGGCGAGGGCCGCAGAAATAGCAGCAACAAACTTGATTTTCACGATGGTTTTCTCCCAGCCTGCATAGCCTACCTCAGGTTGAAGGGAGACTGGAAACTAACCTTTTGGCAAGAGGCCGATTTCCACAAGCCTGCGGATGGACTCTGACCGTGATGGTTTGTCGGGCTGAAGCGCAGCCCATTCGTCTAGGCGCGCCTCAGGCTTTGGGTTTTATCGGCCCGATCCGTTTTCTGTACGGCCGGTTTTTGAAACTCGTTTGCACCAATGCGTAATAATCGCCATTCCGTAAATTCGGCAGAATATCCGGCCTCGATCGGATAACGCCAGTCCATTGGTGCGCCGGCTCTAGAAGCTGCGGAATGTTGCGCGGATAGCCCTTCAGTTGAGGGTTAGTCACCACATAACTGCTGATCGCTCTTCGCCTCCAGAAATAATAGAAGGGGTAACGCTCTTCGATGGCGAGGTTGGTAATCATGGTGGCTGACGTGCCAACGTTTGTAGCGTTCACGATGACAAGGTCGCGCTCGTCAAACTCCGGATCACCGCCGACTACTAGGCCATCCGATATGACGGACATTCGCAAGCGCGGTCCACTCGTCAGCCAGTTTCGGAATTGAATCAGTAATGCGCCGGTTGAAACGCAGGCCGCATAGATTGCGATCCAAATGCCTATGGTGCCGGGTTCTGTCACTTGCCCTTGGCTAGCCCTTTGCGCAGCAGCGTGCGGATGGCCTCCGGCCTTGTCGGCGCGTCGTCGTGTTTTGCAATCCACGAGTCAACCGCTTCCAGATCGTCAGGCTGAAGCCGAACGCCTACGAGCGTACCCTTGCCGGTGGCGGGAGGCCCGCGCCTTTTCTGTGTTATCACGGTTTGACGTTTCATTGAAATCTGTGTTATCACGGTTTTCGGCTGGCGAATAGTCCCAGCCGGAAATGGGGATTGCATTTATGTCAGAAACTAACACCGAAACCAAAACACCGTTTGTCCGTGAGAAAATCCGGCAGGTTGTCGTGGAGCATGAAATCGTGAAGCTGAACGAGCTTCTAAAACTGCAGCAGACCCTCTTGAGCGATGGCCGAATTGAAGGGATGGGCGAACGCAATGCTCAGTCGGAAATATTGCAGGAGAGCATCTTACACCGCGCGAACGAACTGCTGGTCTTGGTCCAGGACAGTGACATCGTTAAGCACTGAAGCCGCGAAGATGGCCCGTGCTTTAACCGGCGCGGGTCTTTTCCACCGTTATGCGATTGGTTATGTTAGACCGACAAAAACGGCACTTTATTCAATGATTTCAATGGCTGATGGCGGAAGGGGTGTCCGCCCATCCCATGTTTTTACTGTCCATAGCGACAACCGGAAATCTCAAAAACTCTTGTTTTCCTAGCCTTTCCGCTTAGGTTGCCAATATGGTCGCCCATGCTGGCAACCGCCTAGATTAGGAAAGAGATTAGGAACGGCTATGGCGCGCAACAGGCTCACCACCACTCAATGCAATGCGCGCCGCAAGGCCGGAAAGCTGGCAGACGGTGACGGTCTCTATCTGCAGACGAGCCCCAACGGAAATAAGAGCTTCGTTTTCGTTTTCATCCGTAGCGGTCGGCGGCGGGAGATGGGACTCGGCCCATTCGGGACCGGTACGGGGCAAGTTTCGCTCGCTGCTGCACGCGACAAGGCGGACGAAGTCCGTGCCATCCTTGGGCGCGGCGGCGATCCCTTCACGGAGCTATCCTCCCGCCGCGCAACCAGCCGGACGTTCGGCGCTTTCGCCGCCGAGTGGGTTGAGGGCATGGCGGAGGGCTGGCGCAACGAGAAGCACCGGGATCAATGGCGCATGACGTTGCTGGGCGTAACCAGCAAGATCGACAAGGATGGTAAGCCGATCAAGGCCAAGCACGACTACTGTGCGTCGCTGCGCAAGATTCCCGTTGCCGACGTGGCCACCGATGACGTGCTGAAGGTGATACGCCCCATCTGGAAGACCAAGCCCGAAACCGCCCGTCGCATCCGTGGCCGGATTGAGCGCGTCCTAGATGCCGCTAAGGCGGCTGGTGAGCGCACTGGCGAAAACCCCGCACGATGGCGCGGCCATTTATCAGAGTTGTTGTCCAAGCCCGAGAAGCTCCAGCGGGGTCATCACAAGGCCTTGCCCTACAAAGAGGTGCCAGCCTTTATGAAGCGGCTGAGGGCGATGAGTTCGATTTCCGCTCTATCTGTCGAATTCACGATTCTAACGGCGGCCCGATCGGGCGAGACGCGCGGCGCAACATGGTCTGAGATTTGGGACGACGTTTGGATTATCCCCGCCGAGCGCATGAAAGGGGGCAGGGAGCACCGAGTCCCGTTAGTCTCGCGCGCGCTGGAAATCCTTGAGGCCGTGAAAAAAGTGCGCACCTCTGACTTTATCTTTCCGGGCTTCCGAGACGATCGGCCGCTTTCCGACATGTCCCTATCAGCGGTGCTGCGGCGGCTGGAGGTGGACGCCACCGTCCATGGCTTCCGGTCCTCGTTTCGAGACTGGGCCGGCGATGCCACGGATTTTCCAAGAGAATTGGCCGAGGCGGCGCTGGCGCATCTGGTTGGCGACGAGACGGAGAGAGCGTACAGGCGAGGGGATGCCCTTAAGCGGCGGCGGGAACTTATGGCGGCCTGGGCACAATATTTAGTAAGTGGAAAATAATTTCACCATAGTCCTTGACCATGGCGGCTATGTTGTCCTATATTACTGGAGCCTAGGGGCGTTAGCCCCCAAGCGTGACGGCCTTAAATTCGCTTCCGTGCGTGCACTGGGGAGCGGGCGGCGCTATCGGTCAATTGGCTGACAACAGCCTCATCCCTGACCACAAAAATCCATGACTCTGAATCCGTCCTCGGACGAGCCTGCGCTCGTCTCGATGAAGAGCGTCGTCGCCATGACGTCGCTCTCCCGCACAATGATCAATCGATATCGCGTCGACGGGAAATTCCCCGCCGCCGTGCCTTTGGGTGACCGAAGGGTCGCCTTTGTTCGTAACGAAATCAATGACTGGATCGCCGCCCGCATCGCTGCGCGTGCGGCGAACGACAACGTCAAGATGCGGGAGGTGGCGTGATGGAGCACCTCCCGCTGGCCGCCAACGACAATAATCGAAGCGGCACCCCAGCCGCCGAATCGTACCACTGGCTTTAGCCATGTGCACCCGTAGTCAACTAGGACCAGACCATTGCGAATATTAGCAATCCGTCCGGCGCCACCGGGCTCGGCAACGCTTGCGCGTTTCGATCTTCAGCTAAACGGTCACCTTCGTCTCTATAACTTGGCGCTTCGTCAGCGTGGCGAAGAGCCAGCGCATGTCTGTGCACCGAACGCGTTCAATGAACGTGTCGCCGGATTCAGCGCGCCATTCAACAAGGCGCTTGCCGAACTCGCCCTTAAATCCCTAGTGGAGCTTCAGACCCAGAATGAACTCGCTTCATAATCTCGCCGACGCCCTCGGCGGCGACGTCATCAGTAATCGGTGCATCCTCTGCCCTGGTCCCGCTCACAGCCGTAAGGATCGCAGCCTCAAGGTCAAGTTCAGGCCAGACGGCACCTTCAGCGTCACCAGCTTCGCGGGTGATGATTGGCGGGAATGTAAGGACTTCATCCGCGAACGCCTCGGACTTCCGAGCGATTGGAAGCGCCAGCCAGCCAACGACGATAAGCCCATCATCCGACTGCGCGAACGCGATGACGACGAGCCTGCGCGCATCCGCTCCGCGCTGATGCGATGGGAGCACGCCATCCCGATCGCCGGAACGCTTGCCGAGCGATATCTCGCGTCGCGCGGCCTGACCTATAACGGCGACGCAATCCGCTACCGCGTGAACGACCGGAGCATGGTGGCGTTGATGACTGACGCCATCACCGCGGAGCCGACCGGCGTGCACTGCACATACCTGGACGCAGACGGCCGCAAGACCGGCCGTAAGATGTATGGCCGAGCGCGTGGCGCGGTGGTGCGGCTGAGCGCAGACGACGATGTAACCCTTGGGTTGGCAATCGGCGAAGGTATCGAGACGGCACTCGCTACGGGCTTCACGCCGATATGGGCCTGCCTAAGTGCAGGAACCATGCAAAACTTCCCGGTTCTTTCGGGCATCGAGTGCTTGACCATCTTCGCCGACCGCGACCACGCCGGCATGTCGGCGGCAAATGCGTGCGGTCGTCGTTGGCACCAAGCAGAGAAAGAAATTGAGATCGTTGCGCCTTCCGAGATCGGTGCTGATTTCGCCGATGAAATGGAGGCCGCGTAATGGCACCGCTAAAGTGGAAGTCTCAACCCGGCAGCACGTTCGTTGAAGCCGAGGTGCCGCCAAAGCCGACGAACGACAATACTCCGCTCCTTCGCGCCACGCCCTGGAAGTTTAAGGATCCCCGCTCTATCCCGCCAAGGCAATGGGTATACGAAACGCACTATATTCGCGGTTATGTATCAGTGACAGTCTCGCCGGGCGGCGTGGGTAAGACGTCCAAAAAGATCGTCGAAGCCTTGTCGATGGCAACTGGCCGCGATCTTCTGAATGAAACGGTGCATGAACGCGCCCGTGTTTGGTTCTGGAACGGTGAGGATCCTCGCGAAGAGATGGATCGTCGCCTAGCAGCCGCCTGCGTCCTTTACGATATTGTGCCGGAAGAATTGGACGGCTGGCTCTTTGTAGATTCTGGTCGCGAGCAACAAATCATATCGGCAACACAGACCAGAGACGGTACCAAAATTGCCGTGCCTGTTATGGGTGCGATGATTGAGACAATTATAGCCAACAAGATCGATGTCGTTATCATTGATCCATTCGTGTCTTCTCACGCCGTTACCGAAAACGACAACATGGCCATGGATGCTGTCGTGAAGCGCTTTTGGGCGCCAATAATTGACCGAACGAATTGTGCGGTCGAGTTGGTCCATCACGCCAGAAAGGTGGGCGCCAACGAGGTTACTGCGGAATCGGCTCGCGGAGGCGTCGCTCTTATCAGCGCTGCCAGATCTGCGATCGCTCTCAACCCGATGACGCAAGATGAGGCCAACAAGGCCAGTGTAGAGAACCGCCACCTCTACTTCCGGGCGACCGACGCAAAGGCAAACATGGCGCCCCGAGAAGACAAATCTCGATGGTTCAAACTCGTCAGCGTGGACCTTGGTAATGATACCCGAGAGCGCCAATCGGACCACATCGGTGTCGTTACGTCGTGGCAATGGCCGGATACGATGGCTGGAGTAACGGCAAGCGACCTGCTGGCCGTCCAGCGAGAGATAGCCGCCGCGGAGTGGATGGATAGCATCCGGTCCGGTGATCGATGGGCCGGATACGCGGTGGCCAGCGTGATGAACCTCAACCTCGATGACCAAAAGGATAAAGAGCGGGCAAAGACGTGCCTAAAGGCATGGAAGGCGAGTGGAGCGCTAAAGGTTGAACGCCGTAAGAATGCCAACGGTGACGAGCGCTCGTTTCTGGTGGTCGGTGAATGGGCAAATGCTGCACCGGATGACTGACCCGCGTCTCCGTGTTTCCGCACCCCCTAAAGGGGGATGCGGAAAACGCGGAATGCGGACGTGGTTTACACAACGCGGAAACGATGCGGAATAACGCGGATTATCGCGGAATAACGCGGAAGGGCACACCCAGAAGTCTCCCGCCTCACGCTGGTGACCGGCCATTCCAGGAAAACTTTTCCGCGGCCAAAATGGCAGAGAAAACATGGTCGCGCGAAAAAGTCTGGAGGCGCCCAAGACTGCTACCGGGCCCACCCAAACAGACGCGCGCCCGCGAGTTTTAAAAAGATCACACAAGCCGCACCAAGACGGCTGACAGCACACACGGAGGGCACCATGCCCAAGCACGACAATGATAATCAGGCCCGCAAAACCACCGCGGCCATTCCGCTCGCAATCCGTCTTGCCCGCGCAGGACGAACAGATGATCTAGCACGGCTAGTCCGTTATGGGACCGTCGTGACCGTGCCAACATGGCTGAGTGCGGAGGACGGCATGCCCGAGGCTGGCAAGCCGCAGGCAGATCGCGTGGTTGAAATCCGCCCGTCGCCGGACGAGATGGTGACCGTTGCCGCACGGAATGCGATCGCCGCCAGAATAGGCGTGGGGCCGATCACACCTGCGGAACTTGCCGCGGCCTCTGAGCGCAATATCCGGCGCGACGGCGTGGTGATCTCCGAATGGCGCGGCAGCGACGGGAGGTGGCGGCCCACCGCAGAACTATTCCGGCAGCCGAAAGGATCGCGTCGAAAATCTGAACAAGAACGCCATGATGATAACGCGCGACATCTTTCTATTCGCGGGAGCGGCGGCTTTCCGGAGCGATCCGGCTACGTTGAGTGCAACAGTCACGGCGAGGATTACCGGAGGCAGCGCGCGGCGCACTGGGTGCAGGCGATGGGTGCTGCGAATGAGAACCGCCGCGCGGACATTGATCGCGCTGGCGTAGGCACAGGTATTGATTTCGACACTGCTTGGGCAAACGCGGGCCTGTATCCGGCCTGCAGAATTCCACGCTACGTGACCGTCATTGCGAAGGGCGCTGAATTTCTCGCTTACCGTGTTCACAGCAACCCAAGAGCAAAGCAGGGCGGCGTTGAGGGTGGTCACGACTTGGTCGAGCGACAGGTCGTGGAAACGATCGATGCGCCGCGCATTGATGCGGCGTTGGGCGAGCACGCTCGGGTGTTGAACTTGTCCCTTGCCGGACTCACGGCGCGCGAGATCGCTGCCGCAAACGGCTGGGGGAGTACCAAACATGCGGAGCGTAAAGCGGTGGCTGCCCAAGACGCTGCGCTGCAGGCATTGGCTGACGTTGAAAAGATGGCGGCGTAAGTCCCTCGTCCCAGGTGCTGGACCGTATTCATTTGAAGGCCGCAGCGATGGGGCCTTCGACGTGACGTGCAAAACTTCAGGCGCCGGTTCGATCCCGGCGTCACCTTTTCCGATGACGCCGGATGTACGCGCATCGGCTTTTGCACTTCCTCAACTAACTTTCAGAAACGGAAAATACGATGCGCAAGAGTGAAGCGTGTTCCGTCGTCGCGCGTCGACTTGGCTTATCGCTGAGCCGCGTCGAGGCGCTGGTGCAACGAGTGAGTGAGGCCGGCCTACTGCCGATGGCGCGCGGCTCCGACCGCCCCGACCTTGGCAGTCTGGAACTTTCGCGGTTGCTCCTGGCCGCTGTGGCTGATCGGGGGCTTGGTAGTGCCGCTGCCACGGTTCAGGAATTTGAATCACTCCGCACCGATACCGGAGTCGCGCTCGGCGATGTACTGGACGGCATCATGTCCGGCCGTGTTGAGATCACCGGCATCATGCATCAGGCCCTTATCCTGCAACTTCAACCGGCAGGCGCGACGATTGTATCATCCGGCCACCATCTGCGGTTTGGCGCGCCGCATGCCGATGGTGCGGCAAAGCAGATCGTGGTGCCCGGTGCGCAGTTGGCAGGACTTGCGCTGGAGTTTCGCGGTGCAGATGAGCGCGCCGCGGATGAACAGGTCGCCGTTGGCCGGTTGGCCGCAGCTTTGAACTGAAGGACACCCTATGTCTAAATTTGTAAACCATGAAGTAATGATAGCCGCGGCCGAGCGCGAGGTGCGCGAAGAAGCGCGCCGCCACCCTGAAGATCCGTGGCGGATGAAGGTCGGCGATACGCACGAGTTTGCTGCTGCCGTTGCAGATGCGAGGAAGCGTTTGCGGAACGAATGCTTGCTCGTCCGACATGAGCAGGTGGTAAAGGCGGCCAATGTCCGAGATCGCTATCGAGCCGAAGGCTGGCCCGTTCCAATGTGGGCGCGCAACACACTGAGTTGGGCCGCCCATCCCGAAAGGATTACAGCACTCTATCAATTCGACGACGACGGCGACGTCGATCTCGATAATGCGCTGTCCAGCCTAAGGGCGGCAGTGGTCTAAGCGCTACGGCGCAACCAAGCCGCAATGGCGCGGCATTTATGAGGAAACTAACATTGACTGAACTTGCTACAAAGATCGGCGAGATTGCCACCGCGGTGAGCGACATGCGTTCCAGCATCGAGACGCGAGTTGGCGAGCTTGAGAAGCGATGGGCTCGGCTGCCCGACAATGACAACTACATTTCCCGCAGCGAAAAATCGCTGGGTGATATGGTCATTGCCAGCGATGAGGTGAAGCGGCTTTCGTCTGATTTTCGCGGTCGCGCCACGGTGAAGTTCGTCGGCGACGAGGCTGCGGCGATCACCTCTGCGCCGGCCTCTGTTGGTAACAATACTTCGAATGGTACCAGCTTGGTTCCAGCGCATCGCGTCGGCGAAATCGTCACGCCTCACCAGCGTGAACTCCGGGTCCGCGATCTGCTCAACAAGGCGCGCACCACTTCGAACACGATTGAATGGCCGCGGGAGACCGCCTTCGATAACCAGGCGCGTCCGGTAACGGAAGGCCAGGGTAAACCCTACAGCAACCTGACCTTCGAGCTGCAATCGACTCCCGTGCGCACGATCGCGCACATGTTTAAATGCAGCCGTCAGATCCTGGACGACGCTCCGGCGCTGGCTGGCTACATCAATCGGCGAGGCGTCTATGGGCTGCAGTTTAAAGAGGAACAGCAGCTTCTCACCGGTAATGGCGTTGGTCAGAACCTGAACGGTATAATTCCTCAGGCAACGGCTTTCTCGCCGCAGTTCACTATTGCTCATGAGACGCCGATTGACCGCATTCTGGAGGCGATAAGTCAGGCCGAAGACTCGGAAATTCCGGTCAATGGTGTCGTGCTGAATAAGCGCGACTGGCGCCGCATTACAGGCGTCAAGGATGAAGAGGGCCGTTATATCTCCGGCCAGTCGCCGTTCGGACTCACCGATCCGCGGTTGTGGAGCGTCAACATCGTAGCGACCAACGCGATGGCCCCGGGCGAATTCCTTGCCGGTGCATTCCAGGATGGTGCATCGATCTTCGACCGCATGGACGTCGAAGTCATGATCTCCACCGAGAACGACAAAGACTTTGAGCAGAACCTTGTTTCGGTTCGGATCGAGTCTCGTCTTGCCTTGGCTGTGTTCCGGCCAGACGCATTCATCGTCGGTGATCTCTACACAGGCACGTAATTTCCGGCTAGCTGGCGGCAATCCTAACGGTCAGCTTCGGCCGGAAAGATCGTGCGCGTGCCGCCGGCTTGTCAGACATGCGCGCGCGATCACGAGCAGCGCCCCGGCGAGACCCCACTGTTTCGGCAGTGCGCCGGGGTGTTCCTACCTTTAACAGCAACAGAGCCGTTCGGGTGACGGGGCAGCCGCAAAAGTCTCGGCGCGAGCCTTTCAACTGCCGGTCCCATCCCACTTCGCGCGCATCTCCGTTTCAAAAAATGAGGGTTAGAATTGCCGAGGCAACGCCTTCCAAAGTCAAAAGCCATCATCGAGGGTCGCGACCTCGTACACCCGGAACGCCACCGTAATCGTAACGAACCCACCGCTGCTCCGCTAGGCAAAGCGCCGAAGTGGATGACGAATGCGCAATCGAATGCATGGCGCACGTTCGAAGCGGAAGCTCCGTGGCTGAACTATTCGCATCGCGGGTTGGTGGAGATCGCATCCGTGGTGCGAGCCCGTCTCGCGAGCGGCGAAGAGGTTGGCGTTCAAGCCATGTCGCTATTGCGCCTTTGCCTATCTTCGATGGGCGCCACGCCGGCCGACGCGTCAAAAGTGGCGTGGGAACCGGAAGAAGAGCCCGATGATCTGCTCGATTGAGATGATCTTTCGGATTCGAAACTATTTCATTTAGGGAATGCAATGAAAATTTCTGAGATCGAAAATCTCATGAAGACAGCAAATGCACAGCAGTCGCTCGTTCTCGGCTTCGAGTGTGAGGTGCCGAACGAAATCAAAGATCTTCTCGTCGACGAGTTTGTCAATATCCATCCAGACTGGAAGGGCAGGATCATTGTCGCTGATCGACTCAACGCTGCTCAGCTTGCATTCTTGAGGTCGTAATGACTATTTTCGGCGGCTTTATTACAGGCGGCACGGTTTCGACCGATCCGGGCGATGCGACCAGGCTTGTGTTCAGCGGGATCGTCATCAACGGTGCTGGTGGCGCAGCGGCTGGAGATACGTTCTCAGCCGGCGGCTATCAGGTGCCGATCGCATCTATTGACGGCACCGGCGCCGCGACGCTGGTCTATGCGTTCCCGGTCGCGCTCGACGATGTGTCGGCTTACGCCATCGCACGCGACTCCGCGGATCGCTACAACCCGGCCGCGACGAACCTTCTGGTTCGGCAGTATTTTTCGAGGGTTGGCGATCCCGGGATTACTTACACTGTCCCGGATAATGCCGATGGCCCTGACGAGCAGATCATTTCTGATCCGCAAGAGGGCCAGAAGGCTATCCGCTACTTGCCCCTACCATGGACGACATGGCTCTACACAGAAGGTGCTTGGGTCGAGCAGCCGGGAGCGCCGGGTGGGCCGGGAGCGGATGGCGCGACGTGGCTGGTGCAAGACGCGGAGCCAACGACTGATTATCCGCCCAACTCGCTGTGGCTTGATACTGATAGCGCGGGGCTCGACGTCTATGAGTTGTCAGGCTCGCCGCTCGATTGGGTGTCGCTCGGGTTTGGACTTAAGGGAGAGCAGGGGAATCCTGGAACTCCCGGCGCTCCTGGCGACGATGGGACAGATGGTCTAGGTGTCCCCGCCGGCGGCACCACGGGTCAGGTGCTCGCGAAGGCAAGCGATACTGACAACGATACTCAATGGATTGATCCGCCTGCCGGTGGTGGCGACATCGCTGGCGACACTCACGCAGCCAGCAGCAAAGCCACTCCTGTCGATGCAGACGAAATCCCGCTGGTCGATAGCGCGGCTTCTTGGGGGCTAAAGAAGCTCACATGGGCGAATTTGAAGGCAACGCTTGCGTCGTGGCTTGTGTCGGCTGGCTGGATTCGGGAGGCGCTGGCGGCCAACCGCACATATTATGTTCGAACTGACGGTAGCGACAGCAATAACGGTCTTTTAAACACCAGCGGCGGCGCATTCCTAACAGTTCAGAAAGCGATCAACACGATTGTTTCGAAGCTGGATTTGGCAGGTTACACCGTCACTATCCAGCTCGCAGACGGCACATACACGAATGCCTTTGGATTTTCAGCGCCTTGGACTGGCGGTGGCCAAATTGTCATTCAGGGAAACGCTACAACACCTTCGAACGTTCTGGTTTCCGTTACGAGCGCGAACGCTGTTTACAACACTGGAACGCTCCCCGGTCAGTTGACTGTCAAAGACATGAAGCTGCAGTCCACAACTAGCGGCGTCCTTCTTCTAAACTCCGGCGTTGGTCTGATTGTTTTTTCAAATTTAGTGTTCGGATCTGCAGCGAACTCAGGCCACATCGTGGCTAGTGGTCCGGCCGCACGGATTACAGGAAGCGGCAACTACTCAATCACTGGTGGTGGCACCACCCACAACGAATCTGTGTACGGAGGTCTCATTCTCATTAATGGGGTCACTGTAAGTATTTCAGGCAATCCGACTTTCGGGAGCGCTTTCGCCTTCTCCTGGCGGACTGGCGTTATCGATATCTATGGAAACACTTACAGCGTAACCGGCTCAGTTACGGCTCTGCGATCAAGTGCGATCGAAGGCGGTGGCATTGTGACCGGCGGTCAACCCGCATCGTCCTATCCGCCAGGAAATGCCAATGGCACGACGGCGAGCAACGGCTGGAGAACATAGGGATGGACACGCCCTTCACACCGAGAAATTGGTATTACGTTTTCGAAGAATCGCAAGGTCAGGCTTTTTCAAGCGAAACGCAATCATACGTTCCATCGGACACCGTACCTCAAGAAAGACTCACCAAGCTTGCCCGCGGAACGACAATGAATGACTTAATTACATTGTTTCGCGAGCAGAGCGTGCCCCCGTATCATCGGATAGAGAAAAGCATCATTCTATCTCGTCTTGGTGATGCCAAGTCTGAACTGGCATTTGCTATAGCAACAGTGGGGCAACGCCTTCGATGGAATGCTCCAGACAAGCCTTGGGTGAACGCTGATGATCCGGAGATGAAAGCGATTATTATTGCGATTGGTGAAGATCCCACAACTGTGTTGGCGCCCGCATAAGCCACTATCTCTTGCGATTCGCTCGCGGAATGACTGCGATGCGGTCAAAGTTAAAGGTGGATTTGATTCGGCAAGCCATTCGTATGTTGTGGCAGACGATAAATGGAGGCTCTTGCTGTGCAAGCATCTCGCGCTCTACTTCCGCAAGAAGTTGCCGTCTTCGATTGAAGGGGCCGCCAATCAACGAAAGAAATTTTGGTAGCCCGCTGACTTCCTGCACCAACCCGTCATAAGGCTCGTAGAGCCCGCAGCGGAGAACGGGAACTATTGCGTAAACGACGTTGAAGCACTTCGCGGAGGCTCGTTGATCAACTTCATTGATAAAGTGCCTGTATCTCGACGTAAAAGAGCCGGTCGGCTGACCAAGGCGAACGTAGCGAAGGTTGGGGTCCCTGTTGTTCTTGAGCGGGACGTGGTGCAGGACCGAGACCGAATAGCCCGAATCTGATGATGCGAGCGTGCTTGCGTTTTCGATGGCGTTTCTGACAGCTTTGCTATGTTTGGGGTCGGCGTTGAAAGTAACGAAGGCGATCTGCACCGCAAATCTCCTATAAAATAAGCCAAAACATGCGACCAATCTGCTTCTGATCAAGGCGGATCGCAAGTCGATATTTAGTCTCGAACCTCTGGAAACATCAGGAAACCCCGATGCCCAACGCCTCCGCGGCGCGCGAACGCGTGCCTGCTTTAGTGGAGATGTAACGCTGCGAGACGATCTTCAGTCATTCCAAAAGCAAATCGGCCAACTGCCTATAACGCTTAAACGTCAACTGGCGACGGCCATTAAGGTCGAAGCGGACCGGCTCGCAGATGCCATCAAGGCCGCCGCGCCAGTGGATACAGGAAAGTTGCGCGATAGCGTGAAGGTTCGTCGAACCAAGCGAGACTTGACACTGGAAGTCACCGCAGGCGGTGACGAAACCATCCACGGCGAACGCGGCCCGCATGGAGAGGCGGACTATGCGTTATTCGTTGAATACGGAACGCGGAAAAAACCCGCGCAGCCATTCTTCTACAATACGGCCCGACGCATGGAGCCGGAAATCACCGACAACATTACCAAAGCAGTCGAAGAGGTTTTGAAATGACCGATATCACCACCAATGAATGCGCGCGCCAGATTCAATTTGCCGGCGAATTACGCACTTTCAATCTCAATTCCGCGGACGTGCTTTCCACGATCGCCGGTAGCCATGATCTGCGCAACCTGTCGCTATTGATGAAATTTCAGGGTCGCCCGCCGCTCGAAGGACAGTATGGACCGACACCGGCAGCCTGCCTTAAGAGGTTTATTAATTCTGAGTACAGCATTGCCGATATTGAGAACGTAATTGCGCTTGGCCTTATTGGCGGCGGCACGTCGGTAGATGAGGCGTTCCGCCTGGTGGCAGAACACGTCACCAGCAAACCTCTGGCTGCGAACGCACTGATCGCAAGCGAAGTTATCTCCGCGCTCTTCGTTGGTGCGCAGGAGGCCGCGTAAACATGGCCGCGCCATCACTTCGGATTCCTGTCAGCGCGGATATTACGCAGTTCCAGCGCCAGATGGAAAAGACTAGCGACATCGCGCGCTCGGCTACGATCGCTGTCGCGAAGCAAGGGTTGCAGATGTCGGCGTCTTGGTTGGCATCGCAAGGGGCGGCGGGCGGCGCTGCGCTTGCGTTTGGGCGGGTGCTCGGCGTGCTCGGACCGATCGCGCTCGGCATTACGGCCGTTCGCGACGCATTTCGCTTGATGGCGTACGCGACAGATCTGGCAAAAGTCCGAATAGCAGAGTTCAACAAGGTTGCCGACGAGGCGAATGCTTCCGGCTTCTCTACCGAATTTTTCCAGCGCGCGACGAAGGGCGCGGCTACCACAACCGTGAAGATCGACGACCTTACAGAGTCGCTTAAGCGTTTCAACGCGGAGTCCACTCCAAAGCTCGGCGGTTCAAATCTACAGCAGCGCATCGATCAGTTGTCGAAGGCCGGCAACTTCCAGGGCAACACGGGTATTGCGGAGCTGGCTGGATCTAACGACTCCGAGGGTCGTCTGCGCGCCACGGTTTCGCTAATAAATCAGGCCATGCAGTCAGGCGAACGTTTGGCCGCGATCGATCTTGCTAGCGTGTTTGGTTCAAAGGTGCAGGACGCGCTACGCACCGACTCTGGCTATCTTGACCAGATGCTCAAACGAGCGGACGCGATGAAGCAGACGCAGATCATATCTGACGCTGACCTTGGCCGCGCGATCGAACTGAAGCAGCGCATGGAGGCCGCGCAAAAGGTCCTCGCGGAAAAGTGGAGGCCGATTCAAGACGACCTAGCAATAGCCGGAACGAACTATCATGAAAGCTGGGTAGGAATTACTGAGCGCCTCGCGCAGGCAGTTGGCTTGGCGACCTCGCTGTATTCGGCGCTAAAGGAAGCGCCGGACTGGCTTGCAGCCGGCGGCAATGCGTCGATCTGGAAGAAGCTCTCCGACCTAACTGAGAGCCTGGGTCTTAACTCCCGCCCCGATGATCTGATCACCGATAAGGGCGAGTTGGCCGCCGCTGCGCGCTTCGATAAACTCCGCGTGGCGATGCAGAATTACCAGAACGTCGTTCGCTCTATGAAGGAAACGACGGAGATCGTTGAGGCGGTGCGCGGCGACAAATCGAGGGTGCCTGGCGGTAAGAGTACGCCTGCACCAGCGAACGCATTTGACACCGCAGCGGATGCTCTGGCGCGACATACTGCGAGGACGGAAGCCGACACTAAAGCAGTGGGTCTGGGCGCGAATGCTCTCGCCGAGTTTCGTGCGCAGGCCACCCTTATGGTTGCGGCACAGCAGGCCGGCATTCCGGTAACAGAAGCGTTGCGCACTAGAATTAACGGGCTTGCAAAGGAGGCGGGCGCAGCAGCTGAAGGTCTCGCGCGTGCCAAGGTTGCGAGCGAGATTAGCTTCGGGAAGCAGACGGCATTCCTCACCCCAGAAGACACGCAGATCGCTCGGCAGCTCGCGAGCATTTACGGAAACAATGTACCCGCCGCTCTTGCCAGTAGTGAAGCCGCGGCGTTGCGCATGAACAATGCGCTGACCGATATCTCGCGCACGCTTCAGGACACCAATCGCGGTGCCTTCCAAGATTTCGCCCAGCAGATCCGCAACGGCGCAACGGCGATGGACGCGCTGCGCACGGCCGGTGTCAACGCACTTGGGAAGATTGCCGACAAGTTGATGCAGATGGCCGCGGACAACCTTTGGAGCGCGGCGTTTGGCGGAAGCGGCGGGTTGGGTGGCGCGCTGGCCAACCTGTTCAAGGGCGGTTCTGCACCTGGCTCGTTTATGGTCGGGGCACAGTCATTCCCCATGTTCGCTTCCGGCACCAATAGCGCGCCTGGTGGATTGTCAATTGTTGGAGAGAAAGGCCCTGAGCTTCTGAATATCCCGCGCGGTGCGCAGGTTATTCCGAATGACGTGCTCCGTCGCATGACGTCGTTGCCGGATGTTTCCACTCAGGCGGCTAGTACGCAATCGTCTGTGTCTGTGTCCATGCCGATCAGCATCGATGCGCGCGGCGCCGATCGCGAGGGGTTGGCGCGGGTAGAGGGGCAACTCGCGGCGCTAAAGGCGGATCTGCCGGCGCGCGTGGTATCTGCAGTGCAGGACGCGAAGCGGAGGAGGGTGATGGGGTGAGGGGGCGGTGACGAGCCTCTATGACGATGATGGGTGGCAGGAAGCACTGGCGGGGTTTAATGCATGATGACCGCGGATGTGGGTCAAATGCGCTCAGACGGATCGGCTGCAGGGCAGCGGGAGACTTCCTCAAACAATCGGTTAATATTCGCTGCTGATTCTCGTTGGCAAAACTTGGCAGACGCGCTAGGTCATTGTTGCTATGGCCGAAATGGCAGACGAAACAACATTCAAGCTGCGATATGTTGGGAGCCGTTTTAACGGTGCCCGGCTTCCCGTGGATGTTTTATTAGACCTGCCGGCATTCAGAGACCTGTTAGTCGCTTTTGCGAAGGAAGAGTGGCGGAACGCCAACGACCGCAAGCGGGTTCCGAAGGGATTCGACAAAAGTATATCCTTCGATCTTGTCGATATCGAAGACGGCAGCGCAGTGCCAAACCTTACATGGAGCCGCGACACTGCTCAGAGGAGCTTGCCAGGATTCGGCGATAAGTTGCTTGAGGTCATCCACGGGTCATTCGATAGCGTTGTCAACTTGATCGACGAGGCTGGGCACCAACGTTTTCCAAAATCACTTTCGTCGGAGCATATCCGGGCCTTAAATCGTCTTGGTTCTGGCTTGCGGCATGATGAACGAATTGAGTTTCTCGGAACAAAAAGCGCCGACGGCAATGTCATCTATCTCGACAGTCATCGCCGTAAAGCGTTGATAACAAGAGTGCGAGAAACTTACCAAGCCCGCTTTGAAAGCATCGGACATCTGTGCGGGTCAGTCGCGAACGATGACGGCTCCGGACATATTGTTGTCTCCACGAAAGAACACGGCGAGATTAACATTCCTGTCGATGCAGATCGAGTGAGGGACGAGTTCGACGGAAGCATTGACGCGCAAGTCCAATTGGATTTGCAAATCGAAATGGACAATGACGACAGACTTAGAAGCATCGTCAATGTTTTCGATGTTGGGCTTATTGATGCTGAGATAGGTGAAGACTTGTTGAGATGCAGTTCTCGACTTTCCGAGCTTCAAAGCCTGCCACCTGGTTGGCGTGACGGGAATGGATTGTCCATTTCCTCGAACGCAATCGATGTCGCCACTCGTTTTATTGCGAAGAGGCCGTTTCTCGCTAAACAATACCGGATTTACCCCACCGAGGATGGGGGAATCTTATTTGAGTTTGAAACAAACGGTTGGGACATTTCGGTTGAGTTTCTTCCGAGCGGAGAAATCGAGATGTATGGCGTCAAGATTGACAGCGATGAAGAGCTAGAACCTACGAAATTCGCCAATCTAGAGAGTGATTTTATTGCTGCCTTTGATCGAGGAGTTAAGGGTTAACGGGATGGGTGATAAGCTGATTGATGGTGCCGAGGTTCTGTTTAGGCAGGTACACCCGCGTTTCTACGAAAATGGTGTGCCATCGAGCCAACCCTTCAAGCCGACGGACAAAGATCAAAACTTGTTGTCGGTTGACCGCTCCTCGATAGTCTCTGCCGAAGATGCGCACGTGAATTACGTAAATGGCGGGTTCCAATCGTCGGCCGTCTTTGGTTTGACGGTGGCGGAATTCGGATATGAGGCGATTGATTGTCATTCAAGTCCGCTCGATGGGACGAATGGCGTGCCAAAGAATCCCGCTCATTCGCACGCGGACTATTCTCCTCATACCTCTAGCCGACAAAAGAATATTGCGAAACGATTGAAAATACGCGCGTTGGCTCGCGGGCAGTTACACCCGCCGAAATAATATTCCACGCGAGAGATCGCAGTGGCTTTACCGTTTCACCTTCAGACCCAACTCGACCAATCGCCTGATCGCTTCCGGCCTACCAGGCAGATCGTCTTGGCGGCGGCGCCAGTCGTCTATTTCCGAAACCGCGTCCATAGGCAGGCGCACATTGACCGCCATAGACTCTACAGGCGGCCTCCCTTTTTTGCGTTTTTTAGCGCTATTTAATGTTGACTTCATGATTTGATGGTGCCATAAATTGGCGAGCCGGGCAAGCGCTGGAACGCTCGACCCGGCCCTAACCAGGCCACGCTTAGAGGAGCGCAACATGGCTACCGCAACCAATACCACACCCAAGCGCCCGTCACGTCGGCAAGTCGAGAAGATCATCAGTATCCTGGTCGACCATTTGGACCAGTTCGAAGACCCAGACGCCGAGCCTTCGCTCGGATTCACTGAGGATTTTTATAATCCCACGCAGGTCGGCCCGAATTTCACGGCCGACGCCAATGCCGGCGATGACCGGGAGATGGATGACTCCGATTTGGAGCCGGACGTCGACGACGAACCTTCCCTCGGATGGACCGATAATTCGAATCAGGCCTCCGCCCACTTCCACGGCGGATCGGGCTATTCCTCTGGCGATTTCGAGGAAGGCCTCGGCCCGGTGCGTAAGAAGCGCCCACGGTCGAAAACCGGAGGCGCGGTGTATCGCGGCTGCCGCGTGCTTGGCGTGCCTCGGAAAGATGAGCCTAAAACCCAAACCGTTATGCGCGTTCGGCGGAAGGGGGCGGCGCGATGAGCCTCGACCATCTGGAAATGCCAGCTGCCGAACTCGCCACTGCAACCGCCCTGCTGGCTGCTCTCGTTTGCGATCTGGGTTCGTCCCAAGGTCGCCAGCACGAGGAGGCTTATGCCCGAGCGTTGTGGGTCGCCAATCGTGTTCGCGATGAGATGAATGATTTCTTCGAAACTGTGCTGGCGGAAGTCGAAGCGGCGTCAGCATCTGGGAGGGTTTCACGATGACACCGATAAAGGATCTGAACGACATCGGCCTCGCGATTCTGCGCATCGCGACGTGCGCGAGGATGATTGGAAGCGAGGCGCACGATCATGTCGTGACCGATAAGACCTCGCACGGCGAGGAGCTTCTATTCTTAATCGACTCGCTGGAGGCTCAAACGCGAGAGCTGCAAAAGGGCTTTGCGAAGATTCAGGTAAATGCTCGTGAGATCGCGGCAGCTTGA